CAGAGAAGTTATACTGGTCTTCATTGAACCTATCGCGGGCGTAGTAATACTTGTAAAAGTCGCCAATGTTGTCGTTGGGAACTGCGGCTACAAACTTATGATCCGTAAATTCTGAGTGATCTTCCCCAAACTCAGGTAAGGGAGATGGTTCTAGCTTTTCGTTTTTACGATCTACTAACTCATAGAAGACAAAGTCATTCTGGTTGGGCGTCAGGTAAAGAAAAACCCTGCGTTCGTTGGCATCGCCATTCTGTATAGAGGAAACATAGAACCACTCCTCGGATACTTGCTCAATTGTTTTGTGAGAACCTGTATCCTCATCTATGTCCCAGAAACTATTTGACTCATCCGCCAGCAGACTACCTACACTTAAGCTTGATCCCTCAGGGGTCTCGTCACGGTGAAGGAGGTTGGTCGTTGTAAATATATGAGCGCCTGTGTTCTTATCATACGCTGTCGTGGTGATAGGAACTCTCTTTAGGTAGAGACATTTTTCCAGAACGAACATAGAGTCCATCTCGTCTGGGTTTCTCTTTGAAGAAATACCTACTGTTTCGCCGACTCGTGATTGCTCCCTAGAAATTAGGGTATACTCGTCTGTTTCGTCAAATGGGTCTGCCTCTACGATGGGCATCGGCGAGCCCAGTGCTGGGGAATCCTCATCATACTCTGACCGTAGAGTAATATAGGTACGTATTACCTGATCGTAGGTTCCAGACTTGTGGTTAACAGTCGAGTGCTCAAAGTTGTAATCATCCTGATGATCACGTTTAGCAGCATAATAGTAAAAGTAGGTCTGCCCTTCTTCATCTGCTTGGACCGCTTGAGTAAAGAAATGGTTAGGATACTTCCTAAAATCAGGGTGTGGGTCTCCATATTCAGGTATAGATTCCTGAATACGTTGCTTATCTACTTTCTCGTAGAATAAGAAATCTTCGTTACGTGGGCTAACGAAGATAGAGAAACGCTGACGTTGGCTACTCAGAGGCATAGCAACATACTACCTACTATTCTGAGAAAACCAATACAAAATTCTATGGCTTAGCCTTAAGCTCAGCGGCGAGCTTGTCTAGTGAACTACTAAGTTTACTATATGATTCCCTGTGTTCTTGGCGGTCTGCGGTGCGGGCGTCTCTGTCCTCTCGCCTAGCCTGTCTATCTTCTTCACGAAGTAGACGGTCCTCAGACATCATATCTTTAAGGAAGACTCGATGAACTTCATCCCGTTCGTTTATTGTTTTTAGGAATAACTTACTGATAAAATATAATCCACCGACTGCTACGCCTAGGGGTCCGCCTTCTAATATGATAGTTGAGATATCCATGTTATGATAAATTCATGTGCTTCTCAAGTCTAGCGACTCTTTCCTCTAAAGTCAATGGGGGCTTTGTCTGTTGACCAAATCCTAGGTATTTGCACACCCCATTAGCCACTGCACGAGCCATTTTATTGCGGTTATCCGAGTCACCTATGAACTTCTCACCCAGTGGGTTATGTATAAATTCACCCTCCATAAGAACGGCTGGGCAGTTTGCTCTACGGATAACGGAGAAATTTGCTTCTTTATCTAGGTCGCCATCAGACCAATCCATTCTAGCAAACTGTTTGGGAAACTCGGACGCGTGGGCTTCTCCAATACACGTGGCAAGCTTATCGGAGTTGTTGTCTTTCCTTGTGGTAAAGACCTCCCATCCATTGGCAAGCGCACTATCAGCCGAGTTAAAATGGTATGATATAAATAGTGAACATCCTTCAGCATTACATATATCCGCTCTCTTGGTTAGGCTTAGGTATGTATCATTGGTGCGAGTCATTACCACTTCAACAACAGGGTCCAACATGACCTTGATACGTTCACACACATCAAGAGCCATGTCAGATTCTCTCAAACCTGATGGACCTAAAGCACCCACGTCACTACCTCCGTGACCTGCGTCTATGCATACTTTCACTTGCCAGAGTAGTCTACTAGGACAGGCTTGAAGCCCACATCGAGGCCACCTTTAGCAGAGTAATCAATGACTGCTTCACCACCCATTGATTGCCCGTCACCTAAGGTAACAGTGACATCAAAAGGTAGGCAGGAAGAAAGCGATAATGCTAATAGTGCAATGATATACTTCATGAGTATTAGTCTTTCTTAAGAATGTTGATAGCTGCAATTAAGCTGACACCAGCCGTGACAATAGCTTCGATCTGTTCTGGCTGCAACTTGGCACCCACCAATGTAGCGACAACAATAAGTCCCCGCCATGTTGACTCTTGCTTGAGTCGGTTCAGTATTTCGTTTAGGGTCGTTTTCATAATTTAGATTAGTCAATCGTCACTGAGCCGTCTGCTGCTACAGTAGTAGCTGGCTTAGCCGCAACTTTAGCGTTAATGGCATCCAGATCATCTTGCTTACGTCCAGCGAGGGTCGTGTTAAGATATACGATGATGTCTTCATTAAGGGCAAAGATCTCTCCAGCATCAGTTCCGAGTTCGGCAAGCACAGCAGCAGGATCATCAGATGACCAGATAAGATCCCAGCCGTGATTCCACGATTGGATTAATTGGTAAGCCATTTGTGATGTGGCGCGTTTTACTTGCTTTGCGGAGCGTTGTGCTGGTGTCAGCGGGTTTGCTTGGGTTTGGTCTAATACACTCATGTTATTGTTGTTTGTTTGTTATTGGTTACTTGGTGCAGCGGGTCGCCAAAATTCAGCACCCGCTAATGTCTGGCACAATTCCGTGCCTAGAATTTCTTGACTATCATCCACAACAGGCTTCACCTCTTGTCGAATAGTGTGTAGGTCAAGCCCATGAACTGAGTCGTCCTCAGTGGTGGCTTGAGCTACATTATTAAAATCGTGCTTTGGTGCTTCCATTCCGAGGAAGTCCCATACTTGTGCCATTGTCTCTGTAGGCTTAGATGTCAAAGCATCAAACTCCACTAGCAATAGGCGGTCTGCTAAGCCTCGTTGTGCTACGTCTTGTAGGCGGTTGTAGGCTAATCCTAAGACACCACTTTTAGCTAGAGTAACATTGGCTCTACCTCTGACTGATTGTGCCTCAATGTAGTCACCTACATCACCACGCTTGTGCGCTTCTTTACGATGTAACTTCTCCATGCTTGCAACAATCTGGCTGATGTTCCGCACTGGCACTAGAATCTTAGCCTGTCTGCCTAATGCAAACTCTGCCATCTCAAGTAGGCTTGTCCAGCCGCGACCCTTATCAATGATGACGGGCTTGTCAGTATCGTGGTAGGCGTGTAAGGCTGCGTGCAGGACACGCTGTAGGTTCTTATCATCCGCTAAGTCCTTGGATGCCTTATGCTCTAGCCACTGATTCCAGCTATTACGTAGCACGAATAAAGCTTCGTGACACGCGCTTGTGGGGGTGGTGTGGACGTCAGGATGCTGCGCCATGATGTTACTCAGTAGCGTAGACCCACTGCGGGGTAAGCCGCAAATCATGTGTATTGTTTTATTGCTCATGTGGGAGCTATGTTGAACAAATATATTCGGTTATACAATCTTTAACGTGCCGCCATCACTCCAAACGCTTCCGCTTGGCAATCCTGTTGCTGAAGTTGGGATGTTCTTTATAGACAGGTTGTTTACAAATGTGCAGTTGGATCGGTCTGCCGTGATCGTGTCTCCAACGATCATGGCTCCAGTTTTGTAATTTGTGTCGCTGCCGTCACCGCACAAAATTGCACTACGCTCACCACTTGCAGTGTTGTTAGTCCCACCAACAACGGATGAGTACATACCGCTTGCAGTGTTACTTCTGCCAGTACCAACAAAACTGTAGCCTCCACTTGCAGAGTTAGTGCTTCCAGTAACTACGGCATTACAACCCAAACCATACCAATCACTAGCAGTATTATTGGAACCCGTACCAATAAAATTATGTATCGAGCTAGAAGCTGATGTATCGTTATTGGAGCCACCCACAATAACATCGTAGTCGTTTGCAGCATTATTATTTTTACCCCCACCAATAACGCTGTAATTACCAGATGCGGTGTTACCACCACCACCACTTATTGTGCCATTATAGCCGCTTGCGGTATTACTATTGCCGCCAGATACAGTAGCATAATAACCAGATGCAGTATTTTCTGCGCCACCACCGACTGTGGCATTAGTATTGCTTGCTGTGTTCCACTGACCCCCACTAATAGTTGAGCCAGTTCCACTCGCAACTTCTGTTACAGCAGCGGTTTCCATCTGCAAGTTCACCGAGTAATTGCCGTTGGCATTTGGTGCGCCAGCAGGATTATTGGAAGAAGCTGCTTCAAGTTGGTATGTCGCATCAGTTCCTTGAACTGTGCCACCGCCACCACCGCCAGCAACAGTCTGCCAAGAGCAGGTGCCGTCCCCATCTTCACGTAAGAACTTAGCCCCTCCTGTTTCGCCAGTAGAAAGAATCGACGTACCTTCTGGTGTGCCACCGCCACCACCAGCAACTTGCCATGTGCCTGCTCCGTTTGCGTCAGTTGTTAAAACGTAGTTTGCAACCGCGCCTGTTGGCATCTTGAAGCCAGAGCCAACATTTAGGTTTGGAACGTATGCCGTGTCTGATGCGTCAGAAGTTATATTCGCGCCCCCAAGGATTACAGAGCGGTGATGTCCAGTTTGGACTTTGTGACCATCTCCTGCCACAACTGCGCTCTGTTGTGCATCTTCAATGATGGAGTTTTCCCCACCTACTGTAATGCTGTGTTTTGCTACTGAAGTGCTAGCACCCGAAGCTGCCAATCCTACTACATGATTAGCTCCCCCTACTGTGTTTGTGTATTTTGTATTTAGAGTGACGCTTGTTCCACCAAATGCTTCAGCTTCGTGTCCTTTTACTGTCTGACTCAGACCGCCAAATGACGATGAATCACTACCAGTTACTTGGTTTGATCTTCCACCAAAAGTTACAGTTCTGTTCCCCGTTGCTTGGTTTTGGGTGCCTCCAATAGACGCGCTGCTATTACCAGTGGCTATATTATGATTTGCTGAATTTGTTGGGTGTAATGTTGCAATTCTGCCAACTTGAATATTGTTCAGAGTTGTTGATCCGTTGTCTGTGACTGACTCAAGAGTCGGGTCGGATGGTTGCAATGCTGTGCCAGCTAATATCCCTTCGGCTGCTGTGGCGAAGTCACCAGTTGCTGCTTCGGCTGCTGTGCCTAAGCCTAGGCTCGTCCTTGCTGCTGCATTGTCAGCACTCTTTAAAAGGTTGTCTACGTCTGTGGTTACGGTTACATTTGCCATGATATTTTATTTGTTAAGGTTGTTTATAAACTGATGAACCATCGGGTTGGAAATACTTGAAGCCCGTTGGTGAACGGTATTCATCTGTGATGACGGGTGGAAGCGTCCCACCACCACCAGCAATGATGGCTACGGCGCGTGCGCCCATTCTCATGCAAGCTAATCCGATTCCCAGCATCTTACTTAAACTTGGTTGTATGCAGCGACTGAACCAGTTGCCAATGTAAATCCAGTGATTTGACCGTATAGGACAAAGCCAGCAGGGAATGCCACTCCTGTGCCATTGTCACCGCTAGTGCTTAGTTCTTTCCATGTCAGTGATGACAGGGTCGAGTCGTTGATAAAGGCCAAGGCACAGAAATCACCAGTCACGGCTCCCGTTGCTGGGAGGGCGATGGTAGCTCCAGCTTGACCGAATGCTTGCTTTTCAATATTTGAGGTTGCCATAGGAATAAGGTATCAGATACAGGGTTAAAGTTACAGGTTAAATTATCCGACGATCCAGTTTGAACCATTATAGAATACAGGGACGAAGTTTGCACCGCCAGAGGCTACTATCTGACCGTGGTGGTTCGATAGCGCGTTATTAGAATCTGTGACGAAGGCTCTTGCACCAACAAGAGGTGAGTTGGGGAGGTTTGCAAATGTAACTACTGGAGATGAAAGGGTCATATCAGACCCGCTTGCATCCGTATACATTAAATCTTTATTATTAGCATTCCTAACCCATAGTTGACCTTCGGTGCTTATGTCTGGTAAAGCAGAAGTTCGATGGCTAAGGAATAATGAGCTACTAATATGCATCCCATTAGCCACTCGGAAGTTGGCTGTGTTCTCTTGCGTGATAATGTAGTCCACTGCGTTATCATCAGCGTAGGCGAACACTCCATCCAGCCTACCTAAAGGTGCACCAACAGCCTTGACTCGGGTTCCGCCTATTATGCTCCCTCTGCTGTATTCGATGTCATTGTTGTTCCCTCCTAGTATAATGGAGGCACTGACATTCGTACTAGAGTTGTCGTTCCCTCCTAGTATAACGGATTTCTCCATGTAATAACCAGAGTTACTGACGCCCCCGATGATGGCGGCATATCCTCCCCCCATAAAGCCATCTAGGGTGTGTTGCGATCCTCCGAGAACTGCTGAGTTGTATGTCGCTAATGTGGTGTTATTGAGATTCCCAGAGTGAGCAATAACAGCGGAGTTACTATATGTCACACTGCAACTGCTACTTGAAATAATTGTTGAATTGCTTCCCTGATTACTAATTGTGTTACTGTTGCCCGCGATTACAGTAGAATAAGTACCTGATGCACTATTATATCGCCCACCAATCAATACTGAAAACTGACCAGCAGCAACGTCATCGCCGTTACCCTGCATCTGAAGATCAACCGAGTATTCACCTGCTTGATCGCGGATGCGGAACGGTTCCGATGCTGGTATAATATTGTAATAGGTGCTTCCTGTTCCTTGTTGGGTGCCTCCACCACCACCTACGGTTTGCCAACTACATGTTCCGTCGCCGTCCTCTCGTAAGAACTTAGTGCCACCTGTTTCACCAGTAGAAAGAACTGATGTGCCTTCTGTTGCGGAAGCGCCTGTGGAACTGTATATCAAACTACACTGTTCTCCGTCACTTGCAAATCCGTAATCAGTTGAAGATGAGGAAACGGGAACGGTAAGATAACTACCGTTGTCGGTTGGAGTGCCTGTCACATTCCACGATGAATGATATCCTGAGGATGACCCGACTACGTGCATCACATCACCTGACTTTATTTTATTAATAAAACCACCCGCATTATAAAATCCACTTTCAGTACAAGACTTGCTCAGGTACAGATTACTGACCCCAGTTGGGTCAAAGGCGGCATCATAACGAAATTCACCTTGAGCAGCCCCAGAGCTGGTGGATGTGCCAAATCCCCATGTTAGACCACCACCACCACCACCACCACCAACACCACTGCCGAGCGTCTCTATCTTATCGTAGACTGCATTCTTGGAGGGGGCTGTGGTCGTGTCGCCGTCCCAACTTATACCATAAGCTGTGTCGTCTGCGCCCGATGTAGAAGCTCCTGTGGTTTCCCACGCTTCGCCATTAAACACCCACGATTTTCCGTCTTGGGTATAAGTGTCATCTTGAGCCGCTGGGGATGGAAAGTCTATTTTTGCCATGGTATTTTTATGTTATGGGGTAGTTGAGGTATCCTGAATAGTAATAGTCTCGGACTGAGAGGGGTCATCATCCAGTGTCAGTGTTAGGTTTTGGTTACCTTCTGTTAGGAGATCTTCAACTACATTAATCACTAGTGATGCTTTGTTATTGAAGACAGTAAAGGAACCAGTCAAAGGCTCGACTATATCTGCCGCCTGAACTCCCGTGATGGTGTAGTCAACCGACGAGTTATCACTTAAATTCTTAGTGTCTATTTCAAATACTACAGACCCACCTTCGGGTATGAAGTCTGTTGGAGTAATCTTAGACAATACATATTCTGGTGGGGTGTGGTATATTGTGTTACTGCTGACCAATATGTCCGCAGACGGGCCTAGGCTCAAGGATCTGAGGGGGGATACGGGACTAATGGACGTGACCTGCTGAGAGTTATTGCGAGCTACATTTATGGGTGCAACTGGATCACCATCAAGCTGTCCAAAATATACTGCATAGATCTCCCCATCTGGTGTTATACCGACACTTGGGTAACTAAGGATATTAGATTTATCAAATCCCGAAGTTGGACCCTCGTTGAGGGAACCCGATATGTAGCGTTCCTCTTCAGTGAATTTTTCTAAGTCATAATCGAGACATGATCTATTCCATCTTGATGGAACGCCCTGACCATCTTTAACGCCGCCAGAGTATTGTCTCATTCCTCTGGTTATCCAACTCCCTAATGTTACCATGCGTTTTCCGTCCTGTGATATGAGGATATTTTGGTTACATCTGTCACCAAACGAAGCTCTAGAACCCTTAAATATCCATCTACCATCCGTAATATCTATCGAAATGAGAATCAAAGAATGTTTTATATCGCTTACCTGTGAAATCAGATAGCTGGCGTCATAACGTTGGTAAATGCCATCCCAAAGATATGTTCTTATAGTCTGATCAAGCTCAGATTCAGGTACGGACACAACCACCGAGACGGTATTATTATACACATCAGATACATCTACAAGTAATTTATAGTCGCTTCCAACTAGGTTGGGGTTTTCTAGAACATTGCTACCATAGTCATCACTTCGACTAAGGACACGCCAATCTGGATTAGTAAAGGTCGCTATGTTAGTAGACAGTACTAAGCTCTTTGTATTGAGGTCATAGTAAATTCTTTTACTACTATCACTTAATACTACACCCATGGTTGCGGATGGTAATGTGTCTGATATAGAATAATAACCCGTGGTTGGGTGTTTATATTTAAACGTCACCTTATCAGATTGAGTGTATGCGATTCCATCCCCATTACTATTTACCTTTAATTGAGAAGGTGTATCAGACGACGTGAGGAAGGTATCAACAATAGACCATGTCGCGGATGTAGTTGATGATCTGCTATATACATTTATGTTTCCTGATGCGTCTATGGCTGCTATGACCAGACCATCGCGACTAAGAACAGAATCCTGCGTTCCTGACGACACAGGGCTATCCCCTGTTATTGTCTGCTCGGAATAGGCACGATCAATATCAAGGTAAGATGCGGGGACAACTGGGGGTGTCCACAGAGTAGTTCCGTCTAATTTAAACTCGGTGATATCAACACCGTCCTTAACAATGGAATTAATTAGATCAAAATTTACAGTCTGCGTTGCCATGTTATGAAGTTGTAATAATTAAGGTTGAACCTGATACCTGAAAGTCTGCGTTGTTATCATTTGTGATAGTTAATACAGAACCGACTACTGTGTATGATGCGCCACCTCGTGGTCCTTCTGGTCCTTCTGGTCCTTCTGGTCCTTCTGGTCCTTCTGGTCCTTCTGGTCCTTCTGGTCCCCCAAGTGGAACCCCACTAACAAAAGATGAGCCATCATAAATATGGATTATTTTATCATCATCTGTCATGTAGGTATCACCTATTGTAGCTCCAGTTGTAGGTAAGTTTCCTGCACTAGGTAGTGTTCCCTTGAACTTAATACTCTCCCCCGTAGGGCCCTGTGGCCCAATCAGTGACGTCGGCGTACCCCACGACCCTGCCGTTTTAGGGCCATATATCTGAGAGGTGTCTGTCTTAATATAAAAATCACCGTCTTGTCCTTCGGTCGTAGGTATTGAAGTAGAATTAAGTATTGTATATGATCTTGGCCCTATTAAAGAGACTGGTGAACCCCACGAGCCCCCTGTTTTGGGGCCATAAATATCACTGGTGTCTGTCTTAATGTAAAAGTCTCCATCTTGTCCTTCGGTCGTAGGTACAACTGTACCATTCAGTATTGTGTAGGCATCAGGTGGTCCTGTAGGACCTACAGGACCTGTAGCTCCTTGTGGACCCTGAGTTGCCGTAGCTACCCACTGTTCAGAGTTATCATCTATGTAATACACATATAATATTCCCGTGTGAGTGTCATACCACAGGTCTCCATCTGCTGGGTCGGCTGGTGCAGATGGGCCATCTACTGTCACACTTACTCCATTTCCGTTGACCCATGAGGACCCATCCCATTGGAGGGTCTGTCCTGTAGATACATTAGCTAAATTTACATCATTAAGGTCTCCTAAAGGTTCATTTGTGATGTCTAGGATACCACTCGTGTCGCCTACTCCCGTCCCACCACCTAATATGACATACCACCCAGAAAGTGAAGAGGGGTTATCAGTCTTAGCAATAATCAGGGTGCCTACTTCGACGCTTTGCCCCCACAAACTACCACCTACAGATATTACATAAGCATCCCCATATGCTATAGGTTCACGGGGAAGTGAACCATCCAAGTCAGGTACATTCTGGGTAGCGTCATAATCTCCTTTGAGGGTCATAGAGCCGACCAAGTCGGGGTATTCTGGGAACTCTATTGAAGCAATAGATGAGTCTACGTAGCTTTTAATTGAAGACGATGTAGGTAACTGACTACTGGCCGACGACATTGTGGGGTCATTAACAACCCACGAGTTACTGACTACGGAGGACTGATCATTTCTCGTATACTCGCCATTAATAACATCTTCAACGGCTGATGCGTCATCATCTGTGAACGCGTTTGTGTTGGGCTCTAATTCATAAGCGATCTTAATCTCTGCTCCTGTCTGGTCCGCTGTAGCTTCCTCTTCAATAGCTAAAAGCTTCAGGCTTTCAACATCTGTGAAGGCATTGGTATCAGCGTTGGACTCGTATGCTTGCTTAATAGCGGCTGCGTCGTTACTTGTTGTTACTAAGGTCCAGTCACTTTCCGACGATGCACTGTCAACTTCCGCAATAATAGTTGAACCGACCTTTAGTGTCTGGCTGTAAAAAGTACCTTCGGTATCTACAATATATGTGTCGCCCGCCGCTATTATTACTGCGGCGGGGGTAGTCAAGTCAGGTGTATTAGTGGAGGCATTATAAGCACCTTTGAAAGACTGTGCTATATCAATTTGCAAAATTTCATTATCTACATATGACTTGACGCTGGCCTGTGTGGGGACTTTTGTTGTAGAGTTACTAGCTAATGTATCTTCATCTAAAACCCATGAGGTGCTGCTCACATCTGAATCAGTTGTCCTAACGACAATATTGTTATCTGTAATTTCAGATAGGGGGTGGGTGTGTGAAACCGCTGCAAACGCCGTAGCGTCTTGTAGAGCTGTGTCTGCTAGGTCGCCTTGTGCGGCTGTGGCAAATGCTGTTGGATCTTGCAACGCTGTGGTTGCTAAAGTACCTTGCGCTGCTGTGGCAAAGTCGGTTGTATCTGCTGCGGCTGCTGTGCCGCTGTCTGAGATGTCGGAAAGTGTGTGAATGTGTGCTGTCGGGTCACGGTCATCGGACAACCGAGAGTCATTCCCTTTGACGACTTCTGATGCAGCTGCGTTACCTACAGTAGGGACATCTAGGCCAGCCGCTGTTCCAGAATCTGTAATCTCGGAGAGTGTGTGAGGGTGTGAAGTAGGGGTTCGTGCATCACTCAGCCTTGGGTCAGTCGTGTCAATTAGTGTGGCATCGGTAATGTCTGCGTTGATGGACGCCAGACTACCTGCTTGGATGGCGTTATCAGCTTTAGTGCCCTGATCTGCTGTCGCGAAATCCGCAGTATCCGCTGCTGCTGCGGATCCTGCATCGTTGATGTCTGCCAATACGTGGTCGTGGTTGACATCTGCTTTTCCTTCTAGAGATCCAGAGACCCCTGTTAGCTTGATAACTTTGATTGGGTTGGACATACTAGTGGGTAATGTGTTTGGAAGTTGTTAGGACAATGTCATCCGAGTAATGAATGTCTCCACCCCCATCAGTAAACTTAATGTCAAACACTAAGGTCATTTCTGGTGGCAGGTTTAAAGTGTCAGATGCAGGTGCGTAGACACGTACCTGTCCAGCCGAGGCGGCGGTATCATCAATATTGAACGAGATAAGGGTCTCGTTACTGGCGGCAAGTTTCAGGTCACTTGCGAAGGACCACAAAGAGAGATCAATAGGTTGATCTAGCTCATCTACACAGAGGCAAGTCTGAGAAAATGTAGAACCCCTCTTGATCTCTATTTCGATAGACATTATTTAAGCGTATTCCTCTTTGTCTTTGTCTTCTTCGTCTTCGTCGTCTTCAGCGATTGCTTGTTCTACTGCGGTCGCGAAGTCGGCTTCTTCGTCTTCGTCTTCGGGTGCCTCTTCTTGGGGCTCTCCCTCAGTCATTTCCTCGGACATTTCTTCAACCATCTCTTCGTCGGCAGGTGCTTCTTCAGCAGGTGCTTCTTCAGCAGGTGCTTCTTCGCCTCCTTCGACTAATGCTTCGGCTTCAGCTACTGCTTGGTCCGCTTTGATCTGCATTTGTTGTGCCTCAAGCTGTAGAACTTCCGCTTTAGCGCGGGCTAGTTCTGCTTCTATAGCGGCGGCGAAATTGTCAGGCTCTTCTTTAGGTTGGTTGTCCATGAGGTAAAAGGTGTTGTGGGGGGTATATATTTTATACCCCCCACAACGGTTAGTTTGTTTTAGCGATTAGGCTGCTGGTGTAGCAGAATCACGCTTGAATAGGACTACATAGCCGAACTCAGTTTTGATTGGCTTGGATGCAGAAGCAAGGATGCCACGGAAGAAACCAGTGGTTCCATCAGGGTTCTTGTCTTCGTGCGGGATGTTCAACCAGTTGAACTTACCCTTGTAATCACAAGCCTCGAAGCTCAGACCATTAGATCCACTGAATGGGTTAGGAATCTGGGACTCCATGACCTCTGAGTGAAGAACGAATGCTGCTTCGATAGGTGCTACCTCGTATTCTGCGTTGTCAGTGACAATGCCACCAACCATGCTGTAAGGCATCACGCGTGTGAGGACACCAGCAAGGATTGTGTAACGAGGAGCAAGATCGTCAACCATGTGGTAGTAACCACGGAAGGACTTCTCAATACCAAGTGGAGCGATAAGATCGCTGACTTTAGCTGCGTTGTAACGTACGTCATCACGGAAACCTGCTTCAGTCTGTAGGGCGTATGATGCCTCAGAAGAACAGACAAGTGCGAAGACTGGGCGACCATTCTCACGACCATAAGCATCACGACCAGCACCCTTGCGGACGTTCTGGTAGTAAACTTTGTCGAGTAGTGCATTGGAAATGTTTGCATCTGGGGAGATGTCAGTATTTCCTACACCAGAAGTGGTGAGATCCATGCTACCAGCAACAGATACATCTTCAAATGCTTGGGCTGAAGTGCCATCACCGTTGCCATCAACGATTGAGCTAACTACAGAACCAGCAGTTTGAGCACATACAAGGTTACCAGCAAGACGCTCGTACTCATCACGATAACGGTTTTCCCATGTGTAGGCGGTAGCCTCAGTCATGAGATCCATGATAGCGCGGAGCTGGTCTTGGCGGTGAGCAGCGTAACGTAGGTCCTCCAAAGAAATCTTAGGAGACTCAACTGTTGCGCGGCGTAGGGTGTATGGCTTCAGCTTACGGCTGAAGTTGATGTATGAACGCTGATCTTGAGCAAGGTCTGTGGCAGGACTTGCAGTATCACCACCGTTGTTACCAGCGAACTGATTAGCTGCACCAGCGAGTGGCTGGTCGCCTACAAGTTGAGACTGGTTTAGGGTAGATGATGTCTCAGTGATAGCGATGTCATGCCAGTTAACACCTTGGCTACCTCCGATGGAAGTAGTAGGTAGAGCACGATCATAGATCATTGTCTGTTGTGTGTAGCCCATGCCTTCTGGGAAGGGTGACTGCTTGATAAGATCCATCCACGCAGATGTGTGGAGGGTTCGTTTGTGGATGTCAGCTCCGATGCGTCCAGCTTCCTGAACGAGGGCTGCGTCGATTGCGGTGATACCTGTGTCGGTTACACCTCCTTGGAATGTTGCCATTTTATTAGTTGGTTTTTAGTTGGTTGTATTTAATGTGCCTGTCATATACGACAGACAACGAGGTTTGTGTATCAATTGCGATACACGATGTCTTTTTTAGGGACGGTTACCTTTAAATAGAACTACTTATGGCTAGAGCGACCGATGGTATCCGATATGTAGATGAGATAAAACTCGTGTAACTTCTCGGAGTCTAATAGAACTACTTAATGGCTAGAGCAACCTATCCGATATATTACGGATTCATTTAACCAAAAAAGTCCCACACCGTCAAGGGACAATGTGGGGTGACAAGGTAAGTGGGAGGCGAATAAACATATGAAAAAAACCTACCACCTACCTTGACGGACCACAACACGGGGACACTACAACCCCTCAGTGGAAATTATTGACCACCAAGTATAGACTCGATGGATGAAGCGAAGTCACCACTCTTTGAAGCGGAGCCAGCTAGTGGTGCAGAGTTAGTTCTACCTGATAGCTTAGGCTCTGCATCTTCGTATG